TTGGATGATAATCACAACCAGTTAATACCTTTTCTGGATCAAGTGGCATCTTTGAAGCAGTTACAAAATTTGAACCTTTTGCAAACTTTTCTGTTAACATCTTTATTTCTTCTTCATCATAAACCAAATCACTAAATGCATCACCACAAGTGATTGCTTCAGAAAACTTATCTGGAAAGATAGATGCAATATTCATAAAGGTGAGTCCAATAGCTGAAGTAACATCTTCACGAACAGCAATAAAGATAACTCTCTTTCTTGTTTGAGGAACACCATAGTGTGATGAATCTAGAATCTTTGACGATACATCATAACCAATTTTTTCAAACGAGTTTGTAATCTTAAAGTAATACTGTTTGGCCTCACCCATCATAAGACCAGCAACATTTTCTGCAATAATTACTTTAGGTTTAATCTCTTCTGCAACTCTAAGAAATTCAAAAAACAAATCTTCAATATTTTCTACCTTCTTACCATCAGAGTATTTTTTAGTTTTACCAAAACCTTTAGTGTGGCCGCCGCCTTGAACTACAGCTCCAGCCATGGAGAAAGCAGAGCATGGTGGTGAACCATCTAGTATATCAATTTCACCTTCTGATACTCCTGCAGCATCCATCAATTCCTTACCACCAATATCTTTGATATCATCTGGTAGAATAGGTGTTACTGGATAGTTTTCATTATAAGTATTTCTTGCTTCTTCTACAAACTCATTGATACAAAGTATCTTACCACCAGCAAGACGATAGCCTGTGGAAGAACCACCACCACCAGCAAACGTAGATATTACGTTAAATTTATTTTGGTTTGATGCATCGTGTACATCTTTCATATTGTAAGGTTTATATTTCATTTTTACTTTTCCAATCCCAGCAAACATACTGCATTTTTTTTCTGTTATTAAAGTTTATCTCATCTTTATTTAGCAGAGTTTCAAAGAGCTTGTTTACACCAGCACCAAGATGCAAGTTCTCATGTTTCTTCACTTTGAGTAAAGAAAATTCATCATAAGAACTTCTTACGTGATGCTTCTGTTCTGGAATATTTAATTCTTCCCAACTAAATTGATAAAAATAGTCTTTAACCTTAGTATCAAGATAAGGTGTAACATGAACTTTATTATACTGTTCAACAAGTTTATTATGCCACTTTAGTCCAGCACTATTATCTGGCAAAAAATAAATGTCTCTTGCTTCATTAAAGGTATGGATGTTTTGAGGATTCTTTTCAAAATACTTATGATACTTTTCATTGGCTTCTTTAGAACTATATCGCATTTGTGCTTTCTTACTCACACCAAAATAACCATCAGCACCCCAGCCAGTAAGAACGTACTTTTCTTTTATTACTGGATAGACATATAGAAAAGGAAATACACATTCAAAATGAGTTTTCTTTTTACATTTTAAATCTACAAGTCTGTACCAATCAGCAACTAAATTTTCTGTAGGTATTTCAATTGGAGTAAAGTTCCAATTCATTTTTTTAGCAAACTTCTCTGCAGTCTTAAAATCATATGATTTACCACCCGTAATGACTAGTTTTTTAGGACAATCTTTCTTAGCATAGTATTCAAAAGCTTTAATATAAAAACTATATGCATGAACTTTCTTACCAGCATGATGAGCTGCAAGAGCTACAGATATAGAATCAACACCACCAGATAGCAAGACGGCAACCTCACTATCTGGTACGTTGTTTCTAATATGGTCTACTAGAAGTTTTTTAATCATTTATTATGCGGCAACATCATAACCAAGAAGTTCCTTATATTGATCTAAACTCATAGTTCCCATTGCTTGGTTATGTTCTATAGAAGTAACTGCAAGATTTTTCCATACAGTCAAACCACCCTCTTTGTGTGAAATAATATGAGCCATCACAGAGTTATCAAGGTTTAATGGTTTCCCATCAATTACATCTACGTAATCTTGCTCAGAAAGTTTCTTTTCTTTCCAGCCTGAAGGAAAGGCGCGCCGTGGGTCTTTAAGTTTAACATACTTGAGAATATCAAAATCCTCTAACATCCACAATACAGTTTGATTAACTTTATCGAAAGTATCATAGTGACCCATGTAACCACGGAAAGCTTCTACCACAGTACGACCTGCTTTATCAAATGGTAAATTGACTAACTTATTATATTTACCTTTTGGGTTGTCACCAGTATACAAATCAAAAACTTTCTTGAACGCAAGATAGAACTCAATATCATCAGACACTTCAAAGTTCTTATATGTATCTTCCATGTAGAAGTATAGGCGTGATAACATGACAAACTCTTTCCAATACAAACCTTTTTTAATGGTGTTCTTACGAGCATATGCCATGTCATTCAAGAATGAAAGTAACTTATCTACTTTACTTTTCAGTTTTGCTGTTTCAGCAACGGTTAAACTTTCATCTTGATACATTTTTTTAAGGTCTTTGTCTGCTGCTTTACCAGCACCGCCACCATCATAAAAACGAAAATAGAAACGAGCAACAGCCTCATCCATTCTCAAACGACTATTATTAAACGATAGGTTATCAAAGACATATTCGTTTTTCTTTTCAATAAATCCACAAGAGAACAAATCATTAATCTTATTGTTTATACCAGCAACAATACGAACAGTCTCACGAATACTTTCAGCGATTGGAATCTCGCCATAAGAATTTAACTCTTCTTGATGATTTACATCTGTAGTTTCATTAAGATTACGAAAGATGTATCCTTTTTGATATGTGGATAAAGAATTATAGATACAAAATGTAAGTTCCGTGTCAAGAAAAGCTTTCTTATCTTCAGCAGACAAGTCTTTATAATAAGTTTTTGTGCCCCACAATGGAAATTCATTCTCAAAAAAAGCTTTGATATATCTCTTACGATGGCCGCCATCAACACTTTCATATGCGTATGTAGCATTTTCTGTTCGTACCAAAGTTATCTCACCGATATTCATACCCTCAAGAATAGTCCTAATAATACCTTGGGACTTTGCGGGTTTTTCATCAGTGGGTGATGCTTCAATTTTATTTGTTGTATTAAGTCTTTGACCTACAGGTTGTACGTCAATCGTTGGATACCATTGTAATAAATAATCACGAATGGTAACTGTTGGTTTTTTATAGCGCATGGCCATGTTTATTTTTCCTTATATAATTAAGTTTGGAATGATGCTGACCTAAGTTCTGACCATTCCGTTGTATAATCATTATTGATTATTCTTTTATAATAACAGGCATATTAGAGTTTGTCAATACCCTTAGCTAAAAAAATCCTCTAAACTACCTTGCGTTCCATAACTATTATCAATCATCCAATTTATCTTCTCAGTTATAAATTTAAGAGGTTCAACGAAGCTCTTAGTGAATTGTACATCATAGTCTATTCTGTCCATAATGTCAAGTTCCTTTGGAAAAGAAGTTATAAAAGAAAATGCAGATGACTGATATATGTTGGGTTGCTTCATGTTCACGAATCGCACCTTGTCTCCTTCATTTATAAAGGGAAATTTACCAGACAGCTTGTTCTTACGAATCAAATGATTATATAATATCGCACCCTTGACATGTATAGGTGCACCCTTACGAAATAAACTTGAATCTCCTGTAAACTTCTTTATACCATTGCAACTACGTGGAAAGGCAATCTCTTCTGGTGACAACAACATAAACTCTTTCCTAAACTCCTGTATAAAGGTATTTAGCATCTTCTCATCACCGTTTATTATAATCTTGAGAGCCTCTTTAATCTTCTCTCTACAAGGTGCAGGAGTAGATGATTTGACCGCCTCGATACCCATAATCTTGAGTTTAGGTTCTTTGTATCTCACACCCTCACTATCGTATACGTTAAGGATGTAACGCTTCTTAGCAGTCCATATACCCTTGTCAGCGATGACTTCACGGGACATAATCATCTTTTGTTCGTAGGCACCAACAGTTTTAGCAAGAGATTCATAAGACCTATTAATAAATGGTTCCAACTTAGTAGTTGCCACCTTGTCCAAGAACTCGACCACTTTGCTAGTTTCTGCTGATTCACCAAAGACTTTGCTAACCAAAGCGTCAAACGTGATATACACTGAGTCCGTATCTGATGCAATGACATAATCTTCATTCTTAGTCTCCAAGAGTTTGTTAAGATATATATTAAGACTTTTTTCGATCCATCGTATAGATAGTTGACCGCTAGATGTAATTGCTGTAGCGACCAAAAGATCGAAATACCTAAACCAATTATTCCCAATAGCACCATACGCACTATTAAGGGAAATCTTCTTGGCCATCTGAATGTTGTTATAACGTGAGATATCTTTGAGAAGACTAGGTTCCTTAGTGTCTTCATATTCCTGTTGAGCCTGAAGCATAAGTTTTTTATATTTGACACGATCATTGTACATACTCTCCATAATCTCAGGAAGGAAACCTCTTTTATCCTTTCTGAAAAATGCACCATTTGGCGTCATGCTATATTCAGTATCATTCCTAACCTTACCGTTTAGAATCTTATTCACCAGACCATCCTGTTTCACACAGTTGGGTACTAGAGTTTCTGGTGAAATATTAAATTGCATGATCAAATGCGGGTAAAGCGAATTGAGGTCAAATGACATTACCCATTTGTGCATTCCTACCTGCGGTTCTTTTACATACGCTCCCTCAAACTGATCAGTCTTAGCAGTATTTTTCTTTTGAGGTATAACTATATTCTTATCTCTTAGATAATTATATATAAGAACATCCCAGTAACGCACAGAACCAAGAACGTCTGTGTAATTAACTTTACCATCATATGCCATAGTGAGGCATAGCTCGATCAGTTTCATCTTGTCTTCAAGCTTGTCAACAATCTCAACGTCTTGAATGTTGTATTCAATAAACGATTGGAAATCTTTCTGATACCACTCACTAAATGTTTCATATGGATTACCATCCTTACGCTCACCAAGTTCAACAAACGCAATATGGTCTAGTCGATAGGACTCTTGTGCCTGATAGGTAAACTTACGATACAGGTCAAAATAATCTAGTGCAGCAATACCTTGAATGTTATATGTCTGGTGATTACGGCCCATCTTGTAAACTTCTCTTTCTTGGACACTACCCCAAGGAGATAGACGTTTCAGTTCATCCTCACCAAACAGTTGAATGATACGATTGCAGAGATAGGGAATATCAAAGAATTCTGTATTCCAGCCCGTAATGATATCTGGCTGATGCTTCTCCCAAAATATAAGAAATTCCTTGAACAGATGGACTTCACTCTCACATTCGATGTAAGTTACATCTTCACGATCCGTTATAAATTGACCGATGCCCCACACCACGATCTTTTTGTTCTGATGATTCTTGATGGTAATAGACAACATCTCTTCATTTGCAGCCTTTGGGTCAGGAAATCCGTTCTCGCATTTTACCTCTATATCAATTGTTACAATGAGCAACGAATCAATATCCCATTCTATCTGTTTAGGGTATTCATCTGCAATCCAACAATACGGATATTGCGTATTTCCGTATACTACTTCTGGTTGAGATTTGTGTGACTCTATCCACTCTTTTGCATCACTAATATTATGAAACTGTGTAGGAAGAACGTGACTTCCATCAAGAGTCTTATATCCTGTCTCTTTATTTACAGGAGAGAAGAGGGTAGGAGAATATCTTACTTTGGAATTTGTGCGCTGTCCATTCTTAACTTCACGAATAAGAAGTTGGTTGCCCCACTGTATTACATTTGTATAAAAGTTCATTATATAGTTATATCACTCTGAGTAAGAATTGTCAAGTCCCCAATGGTCACGATTCATGTACATCTTTAAAATTTCTTTAGTAATACTACGATCCTGGCCTTTGATCAGTGGTTTTGCAGCTGATTTTGAGAGAACTGCTTCAATACCCATCAGGCCTGGAGTAGAGTTAACTTCGATAAAGTAAGGACTTTCTTTATCCCTATTTTTTGCTGGTATAAAATCAACACCAACAACTTGACCTTGAACTGATTCTGCTGCTCGTAAAGACTCTTGTGATTCACGTTCTGTCAACTCATGAGACTGTGGTTCTGATCCTTGTGAGACATTTGACCTAAAGTCATCACCAACAACAGGTCTTTTAATCGCACCTAAAATTTGACCTCCAGCAATAATAACACGCACATCATAGTCTGTCTTTATATATTCTTGAAGAAGAACATCGACAAACTCATCTTCCCTGTGAAGTAATTGAATAACACTATGAAGTGTTTTTAAACTTTCAATCCAAATAACACCAACACCCCTCGACCCAACAGCTGTCTTTAGAATCATTGGA